CGAAATTACTCTAGCAAAATACTTTGGTAATCCAGACTCCAACACATATACTTCATTTTTTACCGCAGCTTCTTTCTTAGCTTATGGTAATAATTTACAAGTAGTTCGTGCTGCTAATACAAGTGCTTACAACGCATCTTCAAACGTAAGTCCTATTACCGGTTTGGTAACAAGTACTGTTCAAGTACCTAACAAAGATGTTTTTCAAGCACAATATTTACAAAACTTGACCAATGCTAATGCTTATGGTCCTGTTGTTGCTCGTTACCCTGGAGTTTTAGGTAATTCATTAACTGTTTCTGTTCTTGATGCTGGTCTTGCTAGTCAGTTTGCTTCTTGGAACGTAAACGGTGTTGGAGTTTCTTCTTACTTTAATGCTGCTCCTGGTACTTCAGCACAAGCTGCTGCATCTGGTGCCGCAAACGATGAAATTCACATGGTTGTGGTTGATACTGGTGGTTTATTCACTGGTGCCAAAAATACCGTTCTTGAAGTATTCCCATTCATGTCCAAAGGTGCTGATGCCAAAGATTCATTGGGTAACTCAAATTACTATAAGAACTACATCTATAATAATTCCAAATACATTTATGTAATGGATCCTCCACAGTATGCAAATACTGCAAATACTCAGTCTACAAATTATTGGGGTCGCAACTTAGCCAATACCAGTTTTGCCGTTTTAGGTAATAATGCTTCTACTGGTCCTAACTATGTTACTTTGGCCAATGGTACTGATGTACAACCAACCGATGCTGATTTGGAAAATGCCTATTCATTATTCCAAAATGCTGATGCTGTTGATATTTCGTTGGTAATTACAGGTGGTGCTGATACTACTGTTCAACAATATGTAATTGATAATATTGCCAATTCTCGTAAAGATTGTGTGGCATTTGTATCGCCTCCTTCTTCTGCTGTTGTTAACCAAACAGGTAACGAAGTTGCAAATATTACTACATGGAACACTTCATTAGCTCGTTCAACATCATATGCAGTTGCTGACTCAGGTTGGAAGTATATGTTTGATAAGTATAACAACGTATATCGTTGGATACCATTAAATGGTGATACTGCTGGTCTGTGTGTATACACCGACTCTGTTCGTGATCCATGGTATTCACCAGCTGGATTCAACCGTGGTAACTTGAAGAATGTTGTTAAGTTGGCATGGAATCCTACTAAATCTCAACGTGATACACTTTATGCAGCAGGTATTAATCCAGTAGTTACTTTCCCTGGCAATGGTACAGTATTGTACGGAGACAAAACTTTACAATCCAAACCTTCTGCTTTTGATCGTATCAATGTTCGTAGGTTATTCATTGTGCTTGAGAAAACAATTGCTAAAGCTTCACAATATTCATTGTTTGAATTTAATGATGCCTTTACACAAGCACAATTTGTATCTTTGGTAACTCCATTCTTGAGAGATGTACAAGGTCGCCGTGGTATCTATGACTTTAAGGTTGTTTGTGATTCTACAAATAATACTCCAGAAGTTGTTGATGCTAACCAATTTGTTGGTGACATTTACATTAAACCTGCTCGTTCTATTAATTTCATTCAATTGAACTTTGTTGCAGTAAGAACTGGCGTTTCATTTAGTGAAGTCGTTGGACAGTTTTAATAAATAATTCAACGAATAGGAGAAAAAAATGGCATTCAATGTAGCAGAATTTAGAGCGAATCTGATTGGTGACGGTGCTCGTCCCAATTTATTCCAAGTAACATTAACCCTTCCAACATTTGTTAATAACTCCGTTGCTGCTGGTCAAAAACTCACGTTTATGGCCAAATCAGCACAGTTACCTGGTTCAACAGTTGGTACAGTTCCAGTTTATTATTATGGTCGTGAATTAAAGTTTGCTGGTAACCGTACATTTACTGACTGGACATTGCAGATTATTAATGATGAAGATTTCTTAATCCGTAATTCAGTTGAGTCTTGGATGAATTCTATTAATAGTCACGCAGGAAACGTAAGAAGTGCCGCTGCTGGTACTCCTTCAAGTTATTCAGTTGACGCTTCTGTTATTCAGTATGGTAAAACAGGCGAAGCAATTAACACATACAAATTTGTTGGTATGTTCCCGTTAGATATGGCTGCAATTGATTTAGATTGGGGTTCAAACGATACCATCGAAGAATACGGTGTAACATTCGCATACCAATACTGGACGAATGCTGCCTCTACAGACGCTTAATATATACTATTATACGAAAGGGACTACGGTTCCTTTCATTATGTTTTTTTGAATTGGAATAAAATACGATGGCAAATAAATTCTCTCTTTTCGGTTTTACGATTGCTCGTGCTAAAGACGAAGAAGAACAGGTAGCACAACAATCATTCTCACCACCATCAAATGACGATGGTGCTCTTACCATTACCTCTGCGGCCTATTATGGCACTTATGTTGATCTTGATGGTACCGCCAAAAATGACGTAGAACTTATTTCTCGTTATCGTGAAATGGCAATGCAACCTGAAATTGAATCTGCCATTGATGATATTGTAGGAGAAGCCATTTGTGAAGATGATGATGGTAATACAATCAAACTGGTATTAGATAATCTAGACCAACCAGAAAAAATTAAAAATGCCATCAAAAAAGAATTTGATACCATTATTCGGTTATTAAATTACAAGAGTATGGCACAAGATTTATTCCGCAGATATTATGTAGATGGTCGTTTATTCTTCCACATCATTATCGACCAAGAAACACCAAATTCTGGTATTAAAGAACTACGTTATATCGATCCACGCAAACTCCGTAAGATTCGTGAAATCAAAAAACAAAAAGATGAACGAACTGGTGTGGATGTAATGAATGTGGTAAATGAATACTACATTTATAATGATAAGGTCACCACAGGATCATCTCAAAATTTTGGACCAGTTGGTGTACGAATCACTACAGACTCCATCATCTCCGTGGTTTCTGGTCTCATGGACAGTCGCCGTGCAGTTGTGTTGTCTTATCTACACAAAGCAATCAAACCACTTAACCAGTTAAGGATGATTGAAGATGCCACAGTCATTTATCGTATCAGTCGTGCTCCTGAACGCCGTATTTTTTATATTGACGTGGGTAATCTTCCAAAGTTAAAGGCAGAACAATACCTCCGTGATATCATGGTCAAATATAAGAACAAACTGGTATACGATTCAAATACCGGTGAAGTTCGTGATGACCGTAAACACCTTTCTATGCTTGAAGATTTCTGGTTGCCACGCCGTGAAGGTGGAAAAGGTACAGAAATTGCAACATTACCGGGTGGTCAAAACTTAGGTGAGTTGGAAGATGTTAAGTACTTTGAAAAGAAATTGTACAAAGCATTAAATGTTCCTATCTCACGATTAAATCCAGAATCTTCAGGTTTCTCATTAGGTCGTTCAACAGAAATTACCCGTGATGAAATTAAGTTCTCACGTTTTGTTGAAAAACTCCGTAGTAAATTTACCGATATGTTTGACCAAGCACTTCGTGTGCAATGTGTTCTTAAAGGTATTTGTACTAATGAAGAATGGAAGTATTTTCAAGATGATATTCATTACGATTTTATTCGTGATAATAACTTTACCGAATTAAAAGAAGCAGAATTAATGACCAACCGCCTACAGTTATTAGGTGCGGTAGATGCTTATACTGGTCGTTATTTCTCACAATCTTGGATTCAACGCAATGTTCTCCGTTTAACAGACGATGAAATTAAAGAGATGCAAACTGAGATGGATGAAGAAAAAGAAGCTGGCCTTGGTTTACCAGTTGGAGTAATGAATGATGTGGCACAACAACAGATGATGTCACAAGTACCAAGCCAACCTGGTAATCCATTGGATCAAGAACACGAAGCTGAAATGGCTCAGCGAGCAGCCAAAAAAACGAATGATTAAGCGTTTATTATAAATATTTTGAGGAGAAACAAATGGATACAAGACAAATCATAGACTATGCAATGGATGATAATGGTGTAGAATTTAGAAATGCACTCTATGCTTCCATTCACGATAAAGTAACTGCTCATATTGAAGCAGCTAAACAAGCGGTAGCACAAAATTTCTTCCGTAGTGAAGAAGAATCTGATTCGGATGAAAACGCTTAAACAAGTAATTGCTGAAGCAAAAAGATCCAGTCAAAAGACTATGGATCCTCCTGCCGTTTTGATTATGAAACGTAAGTCTGTTAGGCAATTTCCTAACGGACAAAGAGTCGCTTTGTACTATGTGGATAAGATCGATAAATATGTAACAGTACCATATGAAGCAATGCAATGGTCCACATCTGTACCAGAAGAATTTAAATAGGATAAAGAATGTCCAACATTTATACATACGAAGTATTAAAAGATACAACACAAAAAGCCGTTATTAAATTAACTGCTAATTTTGACGGTTCTGGTCAAGAGTATAATGTTGCTCGTATTCAAGCTAATACTTTGTATGGTGCTTTAGATGCTAACAATAATTTATTAGTAACAGGCAACACAGCAAAGCCATTTTATAATATAACCATTTCAAGAATTGGTTACAATATTGCTTCTCAACAAAAAGGTTACGTTGAGTTGTTTTGGAATGCAGCAAATACTGCCAATATTGTTCCAATCTTTAACATGGATTTGTGTGGTCAATATTCAGAAGAACAAGGCATGGTTACGATTAGAAACAATGCCGTAGGTGCTACAGGTGATATTGGTGTACAAACTTTTGGTTTGGTTGCAAATTGTGCTTACACATTAATTGTAGAGCTTCGTAAAGATAACGCAATGTATCAGCGTGGTCAATTTAATGATCCTGCTGCATTTAATGCTCCACCTTATAACTTGAACCCATAATATGTCAAATAAATTTACATACCAAGTCCTAAGAGACACACAGACCGATGCTATTATTAAGTTAACTGGCGTATTTGATGGCGTATCAGGATCAGAATTAAACGTTGCTCGTATTCAAGCTAATACTTTGTATGGTGCTTTGGCAACCAATAACTATTTGGTAGCAAACTCACAAGGCGGTTCTGCTAATACAACATTGTCATACTACGATTTACAGTTAACTGGCGTAAAATATTACGTTAACTTTCCAACATCAAATGTTGGTGGTGTCGAATTGTTTTGGTCAGGCAACAACACAGGCACAGCTGCATCAGCATATGCCAACTCATCAACCATTTTTCATCTAAACTTACAAGGTGAGTTTGGACTAGGCGAGCAGTTACCATCTATTTTAAATAATTCTGGTGACGGTATTCATGCTAATACTGTTGGTGTTGGAGATATTGGTATTCAAACAACAGGTGGTACTGCAAATAGTGCATACACTTTAATTATTACTTTGCGTAAGAACAACGCTATGTACCAACGTGGTCAGTTCAACGAACCAGCAGCGTTCAACTACAAGCCATACAATTTGGTACCGTAATGAATGTTTTTATTTCAAATCTTTTATCCGACAGGTTATTAGAGGCGAAAAAGGATTTAGACGAGATATTAGAAACTATCATCTACGATAAGTTAGATGAAAAGAAGCAAGAGATTGCTTCTCAAATGTTTGGTGATGCAATACCAGAATTGGTATTTGAAGGTAACAAGAAGTCAAATGTATTAAAGATGGGACGAACCAAAGTAATTCGTGTTCGTGTCCGTAAAGGTAAGATACAACGCCGTAAGAAGTTTTCGGCAGTTAAAGGTTATACAATTCGTGCTGGTAAATTAGTACGAATGATGCCGGCAGAACGTAGGCATCGTAAGATAGGGGCCAGAAGGTCAAAGTTTAAAAGACGTGCTAAATTGAGAACGTCAATAAGAAAAAGAAAAATATCGTTAAGAAAACGAAGGGCAATAGGATTATGAAACTTATTAAAGAAATTAACGAAACGGTAAATTATATTACCGAAGGTACCGATGGTAAAAAGGAACTCTTTATTGAAGGTCCTTTTCTCGTTTCCGAAAAGAAAAACAAGAATGGCCGTTTGTATGAATACAACACGATGAAAAAAGAAGTTCATCGTTATACTGAAGAATATATTAACAAAAACCGTGCCTTTGGTGAATTGGGACATCCTGAAACACCAACCATTAACTTAGACCGTGTATCACATATGATTGTTGGTTTGAGAGAAGATGGTACACAATGGATCGGTAAAGCAAAAATTCTTGATACTCCTATGGGTCAAATCGCCAGAAGCCTTATTGAAGGTGGCGCTCAATTAGGTGTTTCATCAAGAGGTATGGGTTCATTGAAAAACGTTAATGGTGTTAATGTTGTTCAGAACGATTTTTATCTAGCCACAGCGGCAGATATTGTAGCAGACCCTTCCGCACCAGGTGCTTTTGTGCAGGGCATTATGGAAGGTAAAGAATGGATGTTAGTCAATGGTGTTTGGACAGAACAGGATCACTCTCGGGCAATCAAACAGATTCGCCATGCTTCACGCAAAGAGATTGAGGAAGTTAGTCTACACATTTTTGAGAACTTCATGAAAAAACTTTAAATATAAATATATCCAATAAATCAAGGAGATTTTCAAAATGGGAAAATTTAATCTGTCCGAAGCCGCTAAAGCAATCTTGGCTGAAGGTTCAAAAGAAACATTTGACGCAAACATTGCCAAGAAGCGTGGCCAGCGTGGTCAAGACCATCATACAAAAGGTGAAGTTGGTGAAGATCGTATCCAGTCTAAGACTGCTTACGGCACTAACGATGCTGGTGATATTGGTCACTCACCTGAAGAAGAAACAGATGCTTTGCCTGATTACACAAAAGGCACACCATCAGCAACTCCTCCTGGTGCTACCCCTCCAGTTGGTTCCGAAAAAGACGGCGTAGGTATCCGTAAACTCGAAGGTCAACCACAAGAAACTATGGGTCGTTCCGATTTAGTACACGCTCATCAAGAACCAGCTACACACATGGATGCTATTCGTGACCGTATTGCTGGTAAATTGGCAACACAAACAATGCAAAAAAATGCAGGCGCTACTTTCCAACACTATGATGGTGAGCACGTTGCTTCCAAGTATGCTGAATCTACCGAAGTTGAAGGTGATTTGGTTGCTGAAGAAGATGAGAATCATGATGATGAGGCTCAAGATAAAAAACTCATCAAGAAAATGATTAACAAAGCCAAAATTAAAGAAGATATGGATGCTTTGTTGTCTGGTGAAAATCTTTCTGAAGAATTCGTTGCCAAAGCTTCTACAATTTTTGAAGCCGCAGTTATTGCTCGTGCTGAAGAAGTTGTTGCCATTGCTGAAGCAGAATTGATGGAACAGTTTGAATCTGCCGTTGAAGAAATCAAAGAAGATTTGGCCGCTAAAGTTGATGACTATCTCAACTACATGGTAGAAGAATGGATTAAAGATAACGAAATCGCTATCGAATCTGGTCTCCGTGCCGAAATCACCGAAGAATTTATCGATGGTTTGCGTAACCTATTCGTAGAACATTACATTGATGTTCCATCTGAAAAGGTAGACATTGTTGAAGGTTTGGCTGCTAAAGTTGAGGAACTTGAATCTGCTTTGAATGAACAAATTCAACGTGGTGTCGAATTAAATAAAGAACTAAACGAACAAAAGAAAATTGAGGCTATCTACACAGCGTGTGAAGGCCTGACTCAAACCCAAGTAGAGAAGTTAAAATCGCTCGCAGAGAACGTAGAATTCACTACTGAGGACGAATTTGTTGGCAAAATTGATACTTTGAAAGAATCATATTTCAAAGCAGATATTAAAGTTGCCGACAGTTCATCACTAGACGAAGTGCTCGTGGAAGAAGATGGCGAGACTGTAGCTAAGTCTGCTGATCCTTTGATGGAAGCTTATTCCAAGACTATTTCTAAATCACTCAAGTAAAAATATACAACTATAAGGAAAAACTAACATGTATATGACTGAAGAACTACAAAAGAAATGGGCTCCAGTTTTGGAACATCCAGAACTCGATTCTATTAAAGACCCATACAAGAAGGCTGTTACAGCTCTTGTTTTGGAAAATCAACAACAAGCAATGAATCAAGATGCTGCTCAGTTGAACGAAACTACTTACTCTGCTGGTCCAACCAACATTGGTGGTGGTGTTTCTAACTTTGACCCAATCTTGATTTCTTTGGTACGCCGTTCATTGCCAAATCTAATCGCTTATGACGTTGCTGGTGTTCAACCAATGACTGGTCCTACTGGTTTGATTTTTGCAATGCGTGCATTGTACAACAACCAATCAAGCACTGCTGAAGCATTCTTCAACGAAGCTAACACAGAGTTCTCTGGTGCTAATTCTTCTGCTAACCCATACGGTTTCCAAGGTACACAAGCAGCTGACGTTACAACAAACCCTGTTGCTTCTTTGACTGCTAACGCATTCACAACCGGTGTTGGTATCCCAACAGCTACTGCTGAACAATTAGGTACAAGCGACACAAACCCATTCCAACAAATGGCGTTTACAATTGAGAAAGTTACTGTAACTGCTCAAAGCCGTGCCTTGAAAGCTGAGTACTCATTAGAACTCGCACAAGACTTGAAAGCAATTCATGGTCTTGATGCTGAAACAGAACTGTCTAACATTCTGTCTACTGAGATCCTCTCAGAAATCAACCGTGAAGTTATCCGTACAATCTATTTGTCCGCTGTTCCAGGTGCTCAATATGGCACAACAAATGCTGGTACATTTGACTTAGATACAGACTCTAACGGCCGTTGGTCAGTTGAGCGTTTCAAAGGTTTGATTTTCCAAATTGAACGTGACGCTAACGTTATTGCCAAGCAGACTCGTAGAGGTAAAGGTAACGTATTAATCGTTTCTTCTGACGTTGCTTCAGCAATGGCTATGGCTGGTGTTCTTTCTTACACACCTGCTTTGTCTGCTGATTTGCAAGTAGATGATACTGGCAATACATTCGCTGGTATGTTACATGGCCGTATCAAAGTGTACATTGACCCATACTTTGGTGGTTATACTTCTAACCAAGAATTGGTTACAATCGGTTACAAAGGTTCTTCACCTTATGACGCTGGTTTGTTCTATTGCCCATACGTTCCATTACAAATGGTTCGTGCAGTTGACCAATTTACATTCCAACCAAAAATTGGTTTCAAAACACGTTACGGTATGGTACCAAACCCATTTGCTAAAGGTGTCTTGGCAAACGGTGCTGCTACTAGCCAAATTACACCACGTTCTAACGTATACTATCGTATTTTCCAAGTTAAGAACCTCATGTAATTTAAACAAAACAAAATCACCACAGAGTGATAGTTTAGAGAGACTTCTTCGGGAGTCTCTTTTTTTATGGCCTAAATAATTGTATGACAGCACTTACTAGATCACCTCAGAATACAAATCTATTACAACCGACAAAGTTTTTATTAACTTTTGATCGGTTACCAAACACAACTTTCTTTTGTCAGTCTGTAAATATACCAGGTATCAATCTAGGTCAAGCACCACTACAAACTCCAATGTTAGATATCTTTGCTCCCGGTAACAAGATTACTTACAATCCTTTCAATATTCATTTCTTAGTTGACGAGAAACTGGCATCGTGGCAAGAATTACACACTTGGTTCCGTTCCATTGCGTCTCCAGACAGTTACGAAGAAAGAAAAAGGTTGCAGGCGGGTTATGCACAAAGGGGCAATAAACCATCTTATTATTCAGATGGTACCTTGACTGTTTTATCTTCATTGAATAATCCACTATTACGGGTTAATTTTTATAACATGTTTCCTATCACACTATCAGATATCATATTTGATTCCAGTCAATCGGCTGATGATATTATTTCGGCAGATTCCACTTTTATGTTTGATTATTTTGATTTTGTGGACGTTTCTGCTTGACTTTTATTATAGTCTGTGATAATATACAGATTTAAGCATTATATTTTTGATTACATTATGGAAAATCTAGAACAAATTTTAAAGTATTGGGAAACGGACGCAGACATGGACCAGACAGAACCTGGTAAAGAACTGCTGAAGATTCCTAAACTACACAACAAATACCTTTCGATTTTAACGAAACACAAGATTGCATCTAAAAAGGCACATTTTGATTATCTCCGTATGCGTAAGGTAAAGATTGAATATTATAGTGGTCGTATGGACCAAGAAGAATTGGATTCTCGTGGATGGCAACCTTTTCAATTTGTATTAAAATCTGATATCAATGCCTACTTGGAAGGCGATGACGATTTAATTAAGATGTTAGAAAAGAAAGTTTACCACGAAGAAACGGTATCTGTCTTAGAATCTATTATGAATGAATTAAAACAAAGAACATGGCAACTCCGTGACTTTATCAGCTGGGAAAAGTTTATTGGTGGACAGTAATAAATACTCCATTAATTTAAAGGATTAAAAATGGATTTAAAAACAACAATTATAAAAACACTTTTAAGTGAACAAGTTGCACCAATAGATTTAAACGAATCTATGGAAGTTGCACAAAAAGTTATGTCTAAAAGTGGTGCTCACATTGGTACGGTTTACAAATATGATAAACCGAATGTGGTAGGATATACTCATGGTGCAAGTTACCACCCACATGGAAAAGGTAAACCAGCAGCAGTGGGTGATTGGCGCCAACATCATCGTAAATCTAATGCCATCGGTTTTACTAGTGAATCTGATGCAGTTAAACATATTCACCAACAACACGATCAATATAAAACTGAAGCTAAAAAGGCATTAGAAAAAGCACAAAAACATAAAGATTCAATACCAGATTAAAATGAATGATATTATTATTAATAAGGTGAATGAAGTTTATGTTAAAATAACGGCAGACAAACACATATTGAAAGAATCTTCCGAATGGTTTACTTTTTTTGTTCCAGGATATCAATTTGTTCCAGCATATCGTAATCGAATTTGGGATGGAAAGATCCGCCTGTTCGATTTAAGAAACAACCAAATATACATAGGATTATTAAATTACATAGAGCAGTTTGCTGAATCAAGAAATTATACCATTGAATATGATTCGGTAACTGGCATACAAGACGAATATTCAGAATATCATGCGAAGAAATTTATCGAACAGATTAATCCACATTCTCGTGGAGAACCAATCGAAGTCAGAGAACACCAAATCACTGCATACGTTCATGCAATGCAGAACAGGCGAGCTCTACTCTTATCTCCAACCGCCTCAGGCAAATCACTCATCATCTACTTGTTGTTTCGACAACTCCATCAATACCAAAAATTAAAAGGTCTTATTATTGTTCCAACCACATCTTTGGTTGAACAACTATTCTCTGACTTTGGTGATTACAATGATGGTACAATGGAAACATTAATTCATCGAATCTACCAAGGTAAAGAAAAAGAAACCGATAAACCTCTCACCATTTCTACATGGCAATCTTTATATAAAATGCCTAAAGAATATTTTGAACAGTTTGATTATGTAATTGGTGACGAGGCACACAACTTCAAAGCACAATCTCTTACCACCATTCTCACCAATTGTGTTAATGCAAAATATCGTATTGGTTTAACCGGTACTCTTGATGGCACCAAAACTCATAAACTTGTATTAGAAGGACTTTTTGGTCCTGTTCGTAAGGTTATTACCACAAATGAATTAATTAATCAACAGTTGGTTTCTCAATTTGAAATTAAGTGTTTAGTGTTAAAGCATTCCGATGATATATCAAAGTTAATGAAAGGTAAAACTTATGCAGAAGAAATTGATTATCTAATATCAAACGATTCTCGTAATAAATTCATTAAAAATCTTGCGGTTAGTTTAGGTAAAAATACACTTGTTTTATATCAAATGGTTGACCGACATGGTAAAATACTGTACAATATGATTAAGAACACGGAACGAATAGGTGATAGAAAAGTATTTTTTGTCCATGGTGGCACAGATACAACCGACCGTGAAGAAATTAGAAGAATTATGGAGATTGAACAAGATGCTATTGTTGTGGCTAGTTTTGGTACTTTTAGTACTGGTATTAATATCAGGAATTTGCATAACATTATTTTTGCAATGCCAACTAAATCGAGCATACGAACTCTCCAAAGTATTGGACGAGGATTACGACAGAGTGAAGGAAAAGAACTTGCAACTCTCTACGACATCTCAGACGACCTCAGAGTCGGCAAACACATGAACTATACTTTAAAACATATGGTGGAAAGAGTTCGTATATATAATGAGGAGAAGTTCCCATTTAAAATATATAAAATAGGACTAAAAAATGCTTGAACAAAAAACACAAATAATCAAGTTACAGAATGGGACAGATTTGATTGCCAATGTTTCTTTGAGTAATGACCACTATATTTTAGAAGAACCAATGGAGTTTGGTATTGATTTTCGTGGTAGAGAAGGTGGTTTAATTATGAAACATTACTTGCCAGTTCAATTACTTAAAAAGAATTCTATTGAAATTCATACTAAAGATGTTCTTTCTGTTATGGAACCCGAAAATGAGTTCTGTGAATATTATATTAATACTGTGGAAAAAATTAAAGATTTGTTAAAAGCAAAGAACCTCGTGGATGAAATTAGTGATTTGTCTGACGAAGAATTACAAGATATTATGAATCAATTTGAAGATTTAGGAAATCATGGAAATACAATACATTAATACTTTCAACCAAGGACATACTCGACTATACATTAAAGTCAAGCGTCCGTCAATAACATTATGTGGTAAATATGGCGACTAAGAAAAAAGAATACGTTAATAATGCCGACTTTCTCAAGGCATTAATTGATTACAAAGAAGCATCCAAACTAGCGAAGAAGAATAAAACTCCTCCTCCACCTATTCCAAACTACATTGGAGAGTGTTTTATGAAGATTGCAGAAGGTTTATCACATAAACCAAACTTCATTAATTATACCTATCGTGATGAAATGATGGCAGATGGTATTGAAAACTGTTTAATGTATTTTAGTAATTTTGATCCTACCAAGTCTAAGAATCCTTTTGCCTATTTTACTCAAATCATTTACTATGCCTTTCTACGAAGAATCCAAAAGGAAAAGAAACAGACTTATGTAAAATACAAAGCCACAGAACAGATGGGTATTTTGGATGAGTTTGAAATGATGGAATTTGAAGATGGTACTTCTAAACAATTTGAACTCTATGATAACATTTCAGAGTTTATTGAAACATATGAATTGGCAAAAGAAGCAAAGAAAGCGGTAAAGAAGCCCAAAGG